CTTCGAGTCAGGAGTTGAGGGGCCAGGAAGCAGAGCCAAGCTCAAGGACATTGATTGGTCGGTTGAAGGCAAACCCATGCTTGATCTAAACCGTCCCATTGTCTCAGCCAATCGCTGAAGGTTGACATGAAGCCTCTGGCCCTCAGGACTTAGGTTCTTGATCTCAACCTGTTCGAGAGTATTCTTCATAGTAGCCAGCCAGTCGCTTGAGTGCTGCACCTTGTTCCAGGCGTTGGCAAAGATGGCCCGGTCTTTGGCGTTGTCAAATGCATCTATGTTTTCATAGACACCCTTGAGTGCTCCCGTCTTGTAGGTAGGAGAACCAGAGGGGCCAGCCTCAGTCATAAGCTGTTGAATGCTGATGGACTGAGCACTTGTCAGCTTACCACTAGGAATCGGTGGGGCTTCGCCTGGATGCTGTTGAATAAAGTTGAACATGTCCAGCCCACTCATAGGCCGAAGTGTGCCATCCTGCATCATGTAAGGCATGTACTGATAACGAGCACGGCCTTTGCCGTAGGCCTCACGCATCTCGTTCTGAAGCTGCATGTAGGTCTTCAAGTTCTGGCTGTCCTCTTTGTCACCGGCATTGGCACCCTGAATCAGGTCAATAAAGTTCTTATGGCCGACTGGGTGTGTGGCCTGGGCGATCTGATGCACAAGGTCAATCTTCTTCTTGCCACCCTCAACATCCCCGTTCTGTATATCGTCGATAGCCTCAGCAATGAGCATGTCCTGAGGCTTAAGCTTAGAGGCCTCGTGATGAGCTTCTACCTCAGCTCCTGTGGGCTTGTGATCTAAGCCTTTATACCAAGCCTGAAATTCAGTCTTTGGCTCCCCGGCCATTGAAGTCTCAACCACCGACTTTTCTGTAGTAGCAGCTTCGCGCACATCAGCCATAGTGGGCTGCTTAACTTCCTTCGGCCACATCTTTAGAAAGTTCTGCGCCAAGTCCTGAGGACTCGCTTCAGCTTGCCCAGGCTGCGGCTGGCCTTGCCCAGGCTGACCCCCACCTTGACCCTGAGGTTGTTGTTCTTTTTCGCTGGCTTGGGTCATCTTCTGGCGTATGGCGTTAGCTTGACCCTTGGCATCTTTGAGGTTGAGAAAACGTTGAAGTCCCTGAAAAGCTGTGTTATTCATAGTCTTCTCAGGATTCATTAAGTCTACACCAAAGGCTTTGGACAAAAGCTTAAGCTTCTTCTTGTCACCAAAGAGGGCAGAGACCCGAGGGTCTTGACCAAACATCTGCTTGGCTTTCTCTTCGTCACCGCCAGCCATCTGCTGGGCCTCTTCCCAGCTATTGTGAAGGGTAGTAAAGTCATTTACAACTTGGTTGATCTGACTTTCCTTTTGCTGCTTTATGTGCTTTTGAAGGGTACCTCCAATCTGAGGTACGAACATGCTCAGCAGAGACATGCCGATGTCCGTACCTAAACCATTGGACTTCATCTTAGGGTTCATACCAAGAGGCGCAATAGAGGTATGAGGCTTAAGGAGTTGCGATGTATGCGCTTGAATAGCTGTAGCGTTAGAAGCAGGTGTCCCTTGAGGCGGTTGACCTGAGGGAGCCGGAGCACCACCCTGTCCACCCTGAGACATCATCATCTTAAGCATGTCTACTATGGAATCACTCATAGCTTATGCTCCACCTGCCTTAGCTACAGTATTTGCGTTACTCATCATAGTTTGAATAATTGGGCTAATGTTGTCCCACAGACTCTTTGGAGCTGGCCCTTTCCCCGCCAACAGCACATTCATGTAGTTCTGAACGCTCTGTTCATACATCTGAGCAAAGATTTGGCCTTCATTAAGTTGCTCCTGGGCCAAGAAGTCGCCCATCGCCAGTTGGGCTGAGCTGCTGCCCCGAAGGCCCATGTTACCAAACTGTTCTAGGATGTCGGCTTCTTTGCGTTGGACTCCAGGCTGCATAGAGGCAATCAAGGCTTGTGCTACTTGAGGGTTATAGCCTGCACCACTCTGTAGGAAATTGAACAATAGAGCCGCATCACCGGCACTAAAACCGGCTTTGTGCATGGCTTTGATAAAATCGTTCTGGTTGGGTGCCCAACTTCCATTAACGCCACCCATTCCCAACATTGATGCAACATTGCTGTTAGCTAGACCGCCTGGAGCCGGGGCAGCATTGTTAATACTTGAGCTGATAGGAGGAGTCGAGGCACCACCCGGAAACTGGGGCAGCATAGGATTAGAGCTACCACCAATAGTGGGGGTGTTTGTAGACGCGGGAGTTGGGACGGCATTCTGATTCCCACCAGGGTTAGAACCAGGAATTCCAGTCATGCCAAAAGGATCAGCCATATTGCACCTGTCCTCATTATAATCCTAGTCTAGGCTCAGCGGGGGTTGTATCTACCCACTCGAATGCCTAGGCTTCGAGAGTTAAACTGCTGATCCCGCTCGACTTGGAACTTCCTTGCCTGGATGAGTCCGGGGCGGTTCAACTTACCATCTGTACCTGTTCCAGCAGATGGATCACCATAAAGTAGGTTGTGCAAAACCAGGGCCTGATCGTTCCACCGTTTTACGATGGCGATTCTTAAGGCTGCTGAATACTCCACAATTTCTTCCCAACTGTCTGTAATGAATAGCTGTTGGCCAGCCAGAGCTACGGCGTCGTTGGGGTCTCCAGGGAAGGGATGCTTCACCTGATACTGCAAGAACAAGGTGAAGGTTTTGAAGGGCACAGGAGCAAACCTGAAGCTGGAGCCAAACCGAGTCCAGTACTTGGGAATGCCTGTCGTGACTGGGCTAGTCATTATCTCGATGGCTTTAGGTGTCTTGTAGTCTAGTGTGTCCTTTACGGTGTTAGTAGGGGAGTCCACAAAGATTGTGAAGACCTCAGGATAATTGTAGTCGTCACCATTGTTAAGAAAAGCACTAACTGGATTGGTAGAAAGATTGGTAGTGACAACAGGGCCTGTACGTCGAAGCTCCTCAAATGGGTTGCTTTCAGTAAGCTCAATGAGAGCCTTGCGAATATACTTTGGTACAAGCGAGGCAATATCAGTACGCTGCTGAAGCGCATCTGTAACGCCTGGAATGAGATCACCTATAGTCCTTACACTACCACCAGGAATGGCCATACGATCTCCAATTCTCCCAAATCGTCAGATTCGCCTTAAGCAGCCATCATAAGCTGAACGGGCGTATTGGCCACACTGGCCACTAGAGTCACAGCTATAATACCATTGGCCGTCTCAACCTGATTCCAGAACAAATAGACACCTAGAGGCGCAATAACGGGAGAGTTCACAGCCGTCTGTAGCGCACCCCCTGTCACTTGAATCTGAATCGTGATATTACCCGCAGGAGACCCGTTGACACCGCCAAGGTTCTGTACACCAAATACCCAAATTGTAGCAGCAGGCAACGTTAGAATTGTTCCAGCACCTGCCGCTATGGGCAAGAAGTCAATAAACGTAGCTTCAGCAGCAGGCAGTGTGGGACTGTTTAGAGGGGCATTGGCCCTCGTGGTTGAGTCGGTCGTGTTGACAATTTGCATCGACGGCCCGCTCAGGATAACGCTTAGATTTGAAGCCATAAAGTCCTTCTCCCTACATTATATCAGCCTACACCAATTGAATAACGAACCCATTACTTCCTTGAGTCTCTTTCAGAAAAATCTGGGTCTTCGTCCATGCCGTCACGCCTCGATAGACATGTCCCTGGTTTGTGCCTCCCAAGTAAATAAATCCACTTGGAACCCGGCCCAAGCTATGGTTTACTGCAAACTCGGTATTGGGTGCAACAGGACTTGTGATAGCCAACTTGTCACCTTCCATATTAGAGTCTGCGTCATTTATGCGATTGGCTCCACCCGGAGCTGGGAACGTAGTTACAACTGTACTTCCCAGGCTGATGTTGCTCAAAACTTTGCTGATTTGTTCGTCGTGCAGCTTCTGGCTTTGCGCCGTCGGATTTGGTAGAATCATTCTCGGTGGTTTCATCTTAGTCCTCGACCTCCCCTTCCATAGTAGCTGAGGTTATACACACAGGCCCACCCCCGGCCTTACGATCAATCTTGAGCTGGGGCCTGTAGCCTGTGGCCCCAATATCCACGATCCGGGTTAACAGGTCTCCTGTAGGAATCTTGTTTCCAATTTGGGTGTTGACACTTACTACTTTTACCTGACCATCATCATTGACAACCTTAACGCTTACGGTTAGTGTGGCCAAGCCTAAGTCCCGGTATATCAACCGAACATGATGTACAGTTGGCACTTTGTTTAAGCTAACATCTTCCTGCCTATAGCTATAGCTGGAGGGGTCTTTGGCATCATCGAACACATCAGCATCGAAGAAGCCAATATAAGACCTGCCACTGGCTATGTCCTGCACAGGCATAAACAAAAGCCATGTGGTAGCAAACACACCGCCGTTCTCGCCAATAGGCAAGCCAGTAACAATAGCTGAGGTTCCAGTTCCAGTACCCGGAACGCCACCACCATCTGGGCCTTCAAAAGGCCCACCACTACCACCGTCTAAATCTGGCTGATTAATACTCATATCCAGCACTCATTTGGAATCCCGGTTGGCCAAACACCAAACTCAAACCAAGGAAACCAATGATTATCCTCTGTTGAGTAAATCCAGCTCTTGGTTCCGGTTCCTTGCGGAATCCTCAAGTGATAAATCAAATAGCTATTACCCAACTTAAAGCCTCGATCAAAGCTAGACTTAGGACTACCAGTACTCATGGCTAGGTCGGCTATAATCGCATCTCTAGCCCCACCACCAATAGGCTGCATCCCTCCAGGCGTGATCTGATAAATCTGCTCAAAGCTTATAAAAATGCCCATGTTCCCATACTGAGCGATGCCAAAGGGATAAATGTTGCCAATGCCATTCTGGCTACTCCACAGATGATTGAAGTCAAATGGGGCAGTGCCTTTACCTGTAGGACTCATGTGCGTGACACCATTCTGTCTGAAGATATAGCCATCCCGGCCAAGAGTCATTAGCCCTGTGATAATATCAGGTACATCCAAGAAATCGTTGAAGCCTGCACCAACATTTACGTTTGGATCAAAGGTTGCTCCAATCGTCCCAAGATTCGTAGGAAAGCCACCATTTGGCCCTGCATTGGCCCAGGTTACCGTACCATCTACCACTGTTGAATTCAGGTCTCGCGGCCACACTGGAACTACTGCTCCCGTCGTTCCCGTCGTCAGAGCTACTTGAACATTACCATTCGAGTCCAAGATTCTATCCGCAACCGTCTGAGGATTTAAAGCTACCCATAATGTAGAAATGGATGCAGCCAGAGGATTAAAGCCATTATTAGACCAACTTACGCGCTGAGTCCTTCTACCAAGCACACTCTCATTAGTGTAGGCCGTTATAATGTGGTTATCAAGTTCTCCAATGAAGATCGCACCAACGGTTGCGCTTCCCGCCTGAGAAGGGTTTATGCCACTAAAGTTGATGTCTCTAACAGCAACAGCAGCCTGACCATCCCAGGCTCCCATGTGAACACCACCGCCCACATAGTAGAGCACACCATTTAGAGCTGTCCAATTGACCGGAGCTGAGCTAAGAGGTGCTCCACCCAGGAACGACCAAGGATTTCTACCCGCAGCCGACTCTATAAAACCATTAGTTTTAAGTTGCCACAGACCCCGAGAGGTAAAACAGAAAGTATGATAGACTTGATTTCGGCTAAGAAAACTGCCACAACCCAGCACGATATTGTTGTCTTCAGGCCCAGGAAGCAGTTGTCTAAAGTTGGGACGGCTTCTGATCTCTCCATTTCGCAGCATGAAGTTCAGCATGGCTGGAGAGTACATTGGCCCAATACAGTTCTCTGGGGCCTGGACATTGACACCGCCATAAGGTGTAGTCCACTGAGTGGCCACACCGCCCTGAGGGGCGTTCCACTGATTCACATTATAGCTTATGCTAAACTGCTTACCCACAAGGCTCTCCCTAACTCCATTCTAAGCCAAGAAGCCCACTTTGGGCTGATGCCAAAGGATTCAAGTTCTAATGATGGGGCATCAGCCCCAAAGGGCTACTAGTCTATGGTTAGGATGAGGATGCTGGCGGCTGGGAGTAGGATCGGCGTAATGCCGTTGACCCAATAAAGCTTGCCACGGTTCTGTGTGCCGATGGTAGCCGTGTTGTTTGTGGCCAGCCATTCAGGGTTGCCACTTCGATCTCGTATGTCAAGCACACCACTGGCTGGAGCATTCTGCCATGAGATGTCCTCAAGACGAACCTGCCAGGGCCATAGGCACTGAGCCAGTGTTCCGCCACCACTTTGAGCAGTTCCGGCTGGAATGCTAAAGAGCGGTTGCATTGTAAAGGTTGATGCCCCACTTGCACCAATTAGGCGTAAGTACTCGCCATTGTACAGCGCGTTAGTGGCATTGATGACTGTGAACCAGTTGGCCGGAGGTACGCCGTTAACATTAAAGGTCAGACCTGCCGTTGTAGTAATCGTGACTGTGCCATCAGCATTGAGCGTTAGACCTGTTGCAGCAGTAATAGGCGCAGTGGCTGGGTCAGTGCTGGTCAGTGACCACGGATTGGTAGCAAAATTCGCCATTCAAGCCCTCAACTATGCGTACTCAACGGCTACGTGTGCTCCGATAGCATAAACGCGAAGGGCGCTCGTGGCCGCTGTGGTAACTAGGAATTCAATCGTTAGATCAGAATTGTCTGTTGCTTCAAAAATCAAAGGCTGAGCCAGACTAACTTTTTGAACGTGTGCCGCAGTAGCTCCTGCCGTAGTAGTTAAGGCCACACCAGTAGCTGCCAAGACTGCCGTATTGGTAAAGGCTACGTTCTCTACATAGGAGCCACGATTAAGCGCTAAAGTAGCCGTGGTTAAACCTACCGTCTGTACAGAATAAATAGCGAACACATCAA